TCACGCCGTATCCTGATCTGACCGAGCAGCAGGTTCTTGGGTGGTGCTGGAGCAACGGCGTGGACAAGACCGCAATCGAAGCGAACGTCTCCGCGCAGATTGCTGACCAGATCAATCCTCCGGTCATCGCTCCTCCGCTGCCGTGGGTGCCGCCGGTTGTTGTTGCGCCTGAGGCTCCCGTTGTCGAAGCTGCGGCCTGACATGGAAATCACGATCAAACTCACTCCCCAGCAATTCAACCAGCTCTATGAGCTGCTGGTCATTGGCATGAAGGCCGGCAACGTCAACAACATGAAGGTCGGCCTGCCGCTGGTGGACATCCTCGAAGCTGCTGCCGCAACCTCCCAAGCCAAGCCCGAATGAAAAACTGGAAGACAACCGCCGGCGGCGTGGCAGTGCTGCTCGCCGCCCTCTCAGTCGCCATCAAGCAGGCCATCGCCGGTGACATGGGCGGTGCCATCGCCGCCGCTGTCGGCGGTGCCGGTGCCATGTTCACCGCGCTCAAGGCCCAGGACGCCAAGCCCGACGACAAGCCATGAAAGACCACCTGCGCGATATCGGCATCAACATCGGCCTACTCGTCGCAGGCTTTGCAGGGAGCTTGGTCAACGTGAAGAAGGACGGTCACAAGAACTGGTTCACCACGTTGACCTCGCTCCTCGCAGGCACCCTCTCGGCCAACTACCTCACCCCGGTAGTGGTTAAGTTCTTCAATATGCAGGACAGCAACACCCAATACGCTGCCGCGTTCATCATGGGTTTCCTCGGGCTTCACGGCGTCGAGTTCGTCATCGACAGATTTAAGAGGAAATGAATCCGCTCACTATCGTGAATGCAGTCGCCAGCGCTATCCTCACCGCTGGCGTCTCTGCTTTCATGGTGATGCTCTACCGCACCGACGGAGTGGTCAGACGCTGGCCGATGACAGGCAGCCTGCTGCTTCGCCTTTCGTTGACGCTGACGGCCTCCGGGGCGCTCTTCAACTGCCTGACCCTATCGACACCGCCACCGAGCGAGGTCATGCTCAACTGCGGCCTTGCCGGCGTTTTCGCCTGGGCCGCTGTGTTTCACGCCAAACTTCTCAAACATGGACCCAGTAGCCAGCGTGGCGCAGGGAATGACGACTGCGGCGCTCAACCGTATTCTCGACCCGAAGGATCAAACGCTTGAAGACGGCCAACGTGACAACCGGCTGCGCGACGATCTTGCCGCTCGTGTTGCTGCTGCAGGGCTGCACCCCGACTCGTGTGGTGATGGTCCCGCCGGGGCAGCCGGTAAGACTGGCTGAATCGGTCAAGGCTCATGTCTGGGCCAAGGATGCCAGCGGCAACATCGTCAGGAGTCGTAATCGCGTGACAATCCACGAGGGATGGTACGCACTACCGAAGGACTAAATCATGGCCCAGCAAACCATCAACATCGGCGCCATCGCCAACGACAACACCGGCGACACGCTCCGGGGCGCCGGCCAGAAGATCAACGACAACTTCGACGAGATCTACGCCGCGCTCCCGCTTGTAGCGCCGTCGACCTGGGTGCCGACGCTGACCGACTCAGGTGGCGGCCGGACGTTCGCTTTCACCATCAATACCGCTCGGCACACGTCCATCGGGTTCGTCACCACCTTCACCGCGGATCTGACGATCAACTCGGTGACCGGCAGCGCCACCGGCGAACTGCGCCTGAGCCTGCCCGATGCGTCGACCTATGACGCCGCGGTTTCGATCTGGCTCGATAATGCCACCACGCAGGCCAAGACCGCGGTGATCGGAAAGGTGGTCGGCGGCACGTCCTACTGCCAACTCAGCCACTACGAAACCGGCGACATCTCGAGCCTGGCCGCTCAACTGCAGGCCACAAGCCGGATCCTTGTGTCGGGCGTTTACTTCACCTGCTGATGACCACCATCGGATCCAGTCTCCAGCAGGGCATGACGGTGCTCCAGCAGATGCTCGGGGCGCCGATGTTCATCTGGGAGGGCTCGTCGATCCGGTGCATCCCGGCCGCGGTCACCGATGCCAACACCCCGGTGGCCGGCGGGTTCCAGGACAACGTGACATCCCGGATCCTGGTCATGTTCAGCGACTGGAAGACCTGCGATAGCACGCTCGTCTCCATGGACTCGACGCTGTACACGCTCGACCAGGGCACGACCTTCTCGAGGCTGCAGCGTGAGGACTCCGGGTTCGTTCTCCTGGAGAACACCGACCGCATCGCTTTGACGTTCTGCAAACCTCGGCCGGTGGTCGGGCGAACGCTGATGTACCAAGGCCGCACGCTGCGCATCCTATCGTGCCGCGTGGACGCTTCAGGCGCCTATTACAGCCTTGATCTAGGGGCGAAGACCAAATGAGGCCTGTCGTCAACATGACGGTCGACACAAGCCGTTTCGACGCGGCGATGAAGGCCTACCTGCTGCAGACCTCAAGGGATCTTCACAAGGCGGTTAACAGCCGGTTTTTCTTCCTGATGGTCCGGCTGTTCGTGCTGGTGCCGCCTAAGAGCCCGCAGGCTGAACGCACGCGCATCGGAGATTACCTCTCGAAGCCTCTGGGAGACATCAATCGTGTCTCCAAGAAGACCGGCAAGCGCATCGGCAAGAGTCGTTTGCTGCGCCGGGTTCATCTGATCGCGCAATCCCGCGAACGCAAGGCCGGCCGTCGAGGCCTCTATGGCGTCGAGATGAAACAGGCCGCCAGCCGTGTTTATCGCAAGGCGATCGGTTCTGTTGGCTACCTGCGCTCCGGTGTGGTCAAGGCCATCCGAATCTTCAACCGCGGGTTCTCGCAGTTCAAGGCACCGAAGTGGAAGCCGCTGGTCAAACCTCCTAGCTACAAGCCGCCGGCCAAGCCCAATTCGGCGCTGGTGGCACTTGCCAATCAGTACGGCCTACCCGAGGAGAACGTGGCCGTTCACAAAGGCACCAAGGCCCGCGGGTTCCAGGCTGTTCCAGGATGGAATCCTACAGCCTCGGTGGCCATGTCCACAGGCATCGCCGACAATCAGGTTGGTCGAGTCGAGCGCATCATGTCGGGTGCCATGCAGAAGGCCTATGATGACGAGCTCAAGGAATTAAACGCCCGCCTCACCGATGCCATGCTTGAAAACGGCAAGGTTCTGGTGGATAACGGCATCGACATCAAATGAATGGCGTTGCACCTAGAGCCGAGAAGGCGCTTGTCGACTATCTGGCCTCCGGAGATTGGTCCGGAGCTGGTGCAGGCACGCCATCATTTTTGACGTCCTACAGCCGCGGTTTGTACGATGACCCGGACGAGCAGGACACAATGCCCAATTTTCCGCGGGTGGTTGTCTCGTCGACTGCGGCCCGCCCGATGCAGCGCACCGATCTGACCTGCGAGGTCGACATCGAGATCGAGCTGCAGCTATCGGCCGACGACACCGACGAGGCCGATGTGCTGACCACCGTCGCAGCGCTGGACAGCCTCATTCTGCCGCTTTTCGACGCGAATGGTGCATCGGTACTCGATGCCGGTATTTCCAGCGAGTCCGGACCTTTTACGGCCCAGTTCGCCACCCCTTCAGACTTTGGTGCTTCCTCGATCTCCAACCGCTCGAGGACATTCACCCGAAGCATCACCCTTTACTGTTCCGCAACCCTGTAACACATCACTATGGCTAACACTCAAGGCAGCAAATACGTTTTCGGATCACCGGCCTCGATGGCGCTCTATGACGCCGCGGGGAACCTGGTTGTCACAGGCTACGTCGCACCCGACGTCGAGAGCTACGACATCACGCACGAGGCTGACACCGAAGAGGTGCGCAACAGCTCCGGAGAGGTTGTTGGCCACATTGGCTACAACAACCGCCTGACGCTGACACTCAATTTCATCCCGAGCGGCGCCAGCGCTGCCAATGCCCTCTTGGCGGCCAGCCTTCCGGATGTCAACGGCACTTGCGTGATCACTGGCGCTCCCGTGATCGAAATCGGTGGTTATGCCGATGCCATCAACGCTGCCACCGGCAACCGTTGGATCTACGCCGGCGGTGGCTCGATCAAGACCACCCAGACCGGCAAGGCTACCGGCACTATCACGCTGAAGCGCTACACCAATCTGACCGCCTCGGGCGCCGCCACCAACCTGTGATCGGCCTAGCCGACATCCTGACGGCCACCGCGAAGACGCCCCCGATGGTGCTCGGCATCCGGATGGCGCCTTTCACGGTCGGCCACGCCATTCTCCTGCACCGGATGGGTTCTCCATTCGTTGTAGGAGGGGACGCTACCGCTCAGGATTTGGTCGAGGCTGCCGTCATCTGCTCCCAAGAGCCCGGTGAGTCCATCAAGGCAATGCGATCCATCCACGGGTGGATACCGCTGCGCCTGATGCGATCCCGTGTCAGCAAGGCCAACCTGGCGGCCGAATGCGCCACGATGCAGCAATGGCTGACCGACCAGTCAGATTGCCCCGAGGTGCTGCAGGCGCCAGGCAGCCGGTCGAAGACACCGGCCATGCCGTGGCCTGAGCGCATATTGGTGGGCCTTGTATCCATCGGGTTCAACGATCAGGATGTGCTGTCGATGCCGGTGATCGACGCCGAGCGCCTGTTCCTGACCCACGCTGAGATGGAAGGCCGTGTCGAGCTGTGGAACGATAGGAACGAGGCACTCTGGCGTTACGCTCAGGAACACCCGATACGCAACTGAATGGCTATCTTCTCGCTCATCGCCAAGCTCGGCCTTGATGGCTCGACCTTTGAGACCGGACTCAAGCGGGCCACAAGCCTGACCGGCAAGTTCAGGTCATCGGTGGGCGCCCAGCTTGGTGCCGCCATGTCGGTGGCCGCGGTGACCGCATTCGCCGCCCAGGTGGTTCAAACGGCCGACGCCATCGGTGACCTGTCGGAGCAGCTTAACATCAGCACCGACGACGTGCAGCGCCTGCAGGTTCTGGCCAGCCAGACCGGAGTCTCGTTCGAGACCATGGCCAAGGCCATCACCAAGGTTAGCCAGGAGCGCCTGAAGGCCATCGAGGAGGGCGGACCCGCTCGAGATTACTTTAAGGCCTTGGGGTTCTCGGTGGCAGAACTGAACGACAAGAGCCTGTCGAACATCGAGCTGATCACGAAGATGGGGCAGGCCCATCTAGCATCGGGCAAGAGCGCACAGACTCAGGCCGCCATCATGGATCTGCTCGGCGAGAAGGCCTTCAAGGCTGCCGGCGCCATCTCGAAGATTAACGAACTCGGCCCCATCGACCTGATCAGCAAGGATCAGATCGACGCCTTGGGGCAGCTTGCCGACCGCTTCGACGAGATTCAGCGGCAGATGGTTGTCTCAGCGGTTCCGACCATGACCTTCTTCGCCGACGCTCTGGAACGAGCAATCG